GGCCAGACTCCTACAACTGATCAGCGCAGGGCTCTTTACCTAAAGCTGTTCAGCGGTGAGATGTTTAAAGGGTTCCAACATAACTCGATCGCTCGCGATATGGTTATGAAGCGTACTCTTACGAACGGCAAATCTCTTCAGTTCATCTACACTGGTCGTACCCAGGCGGAATACCATACTCCTGGAAATCCGATTCTTGGTAACAGTGACGGCGCACCGCCCGTTGCAGAAAAGACCATCACAGTTGATGATCTGCTTATTAGTTCAGCCTTCGTATACAACCTTGATGAGACCCTTTCTCATTACGATCTGCGTAGCGAAATCAGCCGCAAAATCGGCTATGCACTCGCAGAAAAGTACGACCGCTTGATCTTCCGTGCAATCGCACGTGGTGCTCGTCAGGCTTCTCCTGTCAATGCTACTAACTTTGCAGAACCCGGCGGTACACAGATCCGTGTTGGTGCTTCTACCAACGACTCTGACGCTTTCTCTTCTTCCGCTCTTGTAGCAGCCTTCTATGACGCTGCTGCTGCAATGGATGAAAAGGGAGTCAGTGGAGACGGACGTGTGGCCGTGCTCAACCCTCGCCAGTACTACGAACTGATCCAAGCTGTTGGTTCTAACGGCCTGGTAAACCGTGATGCTCAAGGCTCTGCACTGCAGTCTGGCCAAGGCATCATCGAGATCGCTGGCATCAAGATCTTCAAGTCAATGAACATCCCGTTCCTTGGCAAGTACGGCACTGCTTATGGCGGTACTACTGGACAGACATCACCTGGCAACCTGGGTGACTTCATTGGTCCTAGCCTTGAAGATGCTTCTACTGCACAAAGCGGCATCAACAATGACTACGGAACAGCCGCTGAGGTTGGCTCCAAGTCTGCTGGTCTGATCTTCCAGCGTGAAGCAGCTGGTGTTGTCGAAGCTATCGGTCCTCAAGTTCAAGTCACCAACGGTGACGTATCCGTCATCTACCAAGGTGACGTGATGCTTGGACGTTTGGCCTGTGGCGCAGACTACCTGAACCCTGCTGCAGCCGTTGAGCTGTATGTGGGTGCTTCTGCTCCTTCTGCATTCTGATATTTATTCTTTCCTAGGGATCCTTCGGGGTCCCTTTTTTTTATTCTTATGTCCTCAACTATTGGCACCGATACCGAACTATCCGCTGTGAACTCAATCTTGGGGAGCATCGGACAAGCACCCCTAACCACTCTTGACAAGACTAACCCCGAGGTTAGCTATGTCTACAATATTTTTCGTGAATCATTAATTGATATTCAAAACGAGGGTTGGGTTTTTAACCGAGAGGAGAATGTACCACTGTCTCCTGATGGGATTACAAAATATATCCTTTGGCCTGCTGATGCCTTACGTATTGACATTACTGGAAATCAATATGATCGATCAACGAACATTGTCAAAAGAGCCGGTAAGCTCTACGACAAAGTGCTGAAGAAGTTTCAGTTTGATCAGACTATCTATGCAGATATTGTGCGCGTCTATGACTTTGATGATATACCTTCTGTCTTCCAGCGTTACATCACATACCGTGCTTCAACACGGGCAGCCACTCAGCTTGTATCTAATCCACAGCTAGTCCAACTACTTGGTCAGCAAGAAGCATTAGCACGTGCAGCATGTATGGAATATGAATGTAACCAGGGTGATAATAACTTTATGGGATTCCCTGATAATAGCAACTACGTCACCTATCAACCATATCAAGCACTGAGGCGCTAATGGCAACGATTACTCAAACAATACCTAATCTATTTCAAGGTATCTCTCAATATCCAGATGAACAGAAGGTTCCTGGTCAGGTTAGAAATGCTGAGAACGTTGTACCTGACATTATTGATGGACTAACAAAGCGCCCTGGACTTGAGTTTGTTAAGACGCTGACTAATGTTCAGCCAGCAGGTTGTTGGTTTCAATATTATCGAGATGAAGATGAAGGTTCATATGTAGGTCAAGTTGCACGTGATGGCAATGTGCGGGTGTGGCGCTGCAGCGATGGACATGAGATGACGATTACCGAGTCCAACACTCCTGATACATATTTAGCTCATACTACTGATGGTGATATCCAAGCTTTAACTATTAACGATACAACGTTCTTAACCAACAGAACTAAAACTGTTGCCATGGGTACAGCTACCGCTGCAACAAAACCTGATACCTATTCAGCATTTGTTGAGTTGAAACAGGTAGTGCCCAGACGATCTTATGCACTCAATGTATTTGACGATGCAACTACTACTGATGCAAGAACAGCAACAGTGGTTTCAGTTGCAGATGCTCATTTTAACGTAATTGCAAATGCAAGTAGTAGTGGGGACGGTTTTGCAGCACCTGAACATACAGGCTCAGTAATTCATATAGATCAATCCACTGGAATAGCTGTACGAGTTACGGTGGTAGGACAAAGCTTCATCGGATATCAGAATGTGCATGAGCATACTCACCAAAGATATGACGTGCAATATACGGTGACAGTAGACCTACTACATGGCGGTTATTATACCACCGCAGCTCCCGACAATATACCTAATCCTTATAGTTTTAATGTAACACTAGAAGGCCGAACTCATACAATTAACGTTACTAAAGAGGCTACAGTTACAACAAAAGGAAATCTTAGCAGGGTAAGACCAACACCAATAGATATTGACAAAGAAAACACGGTTGATGCAGCAGGTATTCTTGCAAGTATTCAATCTGAATTGTCAGGCGTCATCTCTGAAATTATTGGCAACGGTATTTACATAACACATACTAGCGCCTTTAATGTAGAAGCATTAGATGGAGATCTTTTTAATATTGTCACGGATACAGTTAACGATGTATCTAAGCTACCTAGCACCTGTAAACACGGTTATATCGTAAAGGTAACTAATTCTTCGCAGCTTACTGAAGATGATTACTACCTTAAATTTGTAGGTGAAAATAATAAAGATGGTCCTGGACACTGGGAAGAATGTGCAGAGCCTGGCATCACTACTTCTTTCGACGCAACAACACTTCCTTACATACTACAGCGTTCAAACGCTACAGACATGACACTAGGAACCTACACCTGGGGTAGTCGTGAAGTAGGTGATGAAAATACAAATAAAAAACCTTCATTTGTTGACAACAAAATCAGTAAGTTATTGTTTCATCGAGACCGTTTAGCAGTACTAAGTAATAGTAACTTGATTTTGTCTCAGCCAGGCAACCTAGGTAATTTCTGGAATAAGACAGCTTTAACTTTTTCTGGTGTAGATAGAATTGACTTGTCATCTAGCTCGTCTAGTCCTAATGCATTGGTAGACGGGATTGAGATGAATACAGGTTTAGTTTTGTTCAGTGCTACTGCACAGTACCTGTTATCAACTGACAGTGATATCTTAAATCCAGAAACAGCAAAAATATATACGCTGTCAACCTATAACTACAACGTTAGTGTTGCTCCCATCTCTCTGGGTACAAGCCTGGCATTCATTGATAATGCTGGTAAATACAGCAGGTTCTTTGAGATGTTTAATATTAGTAGGGAGGGTCAACCACAGATACTAGAAAACAGTAAAAATGTTCAAAGACTGCTTCCAAAAGATATTGACTCTTTAGCAAACTCAAGAGAAAACTCTTTTGTCATTGCTTGTAAACGTGGAACAAATTCTGTTTCAGGCTTTAAGTACTTTGGTGGAACGGATAAACGCCTGCAAGGAGCTTGGTTTGTCTGGAACTTTGCAAAGAATATTACCCATCAGTTTATTATTAATGATGAGTATTATGTTATAAGTTCAGATAATGAGTTGAATAAGATTCAGCTTAAAGATACTGCATCTCGTCCATTCATTTCACAAGATAATTCTGAATTTGATATTCATCTGGATTATTACCAACAAATAGGTACAAGTAATTTAACCTACATTCCATTTCAACAGGATGTTAACCAAGCTGGAAGAAGGAAACTTGCTGGAACTCAAGCGACATCAATAACTTTGCCAACTGATACGCCACTTAATAATGGTGATGCTGTTTCTATTATCGTCACAGCAACAAATGACAATAGGGGTAGATATGCTACTGGAGTTGTCAGTAACGGAGCTGTTCTTGTTGATGGTGATTGGACTACTGACCCACTAATTGTGGGTCGTGAATATGAGATGAAGGTTGAACTGCCAACTATTTATCCGACAAGTACTAAAGGAAACATCACCGTATCAGATACGTCATCTTCATTAATTGTTCAACGACTTAAGTTGAACTTCGGTCCTGTAGGACAGTTCATCACCAAGTTACAACGTACAGGTAAACCTGACTTTGAAGATACACATGAATCGGCCATCTTGGATGGATACGATGCCAACCGTGCTCCCAACTTAGACGGGAGTTTTAGAACAATTCCAATCTACGAAAGGAATACAAACGTAAGTGTTACTATCTCTTCAACTCATCCATCACCAGCAAACATTGAATCAATGTCCTGGGAAGGAGAATACACCAACAGATTTTATAAACGGGTCTAAATTCATACATCCAATAACTAAAGAGGCTGCCATTGAGGTGGCCTCTAATCTACGGTTTGAAGACCATAGAGAAGTAGTAGAGGGGTATGGGGTAGATCCTATTGACGCAATACCTAAAGAAGCTCTGAAGGGCTTCTGCATTTATTTCACAGTACCTGACGGCAGGACTGCCGGACTAGCTGGGATAGGTGAAAACGGAGCTATTTGGATGCTCTGTACACCAGCTATCCATGACTTCCCTGTTCTGTTTGCTAGGCAGGCTAAACGCTTTATAGACAGCAGAAACGAGAATCTTCTGTGGAACTATGTAGATAAGCGCAATACAGCACACCTTAGGTTGCTGAAATATTTGGGATTTACCTTTGTAGAAGAGGTTGAATTTGGTCCCAACAACTTACCCTTTATTCTGTTTACAAAATGG